GGGCGTTCGCCCCCTACTTAACCCCACAGCTTCGCGCCAAACTTAGCCGCATCATTCTCGTCGCGCTCCTCATCATCCACCCAGTGTCCGTACAGCTCGCGCGTGGTTGAGATCGACTTGTGACCCATCAGTGTCGTAATGCGGTGGAAATCCGCACCAAACAATTCCAGACAGATGCTAGCAAAGAAGTGACGCAAATCGTGCCAGCGCAGCTTATCAATCCCAGCGGACTCACAGGCCGGGTGCAGCACCCGCTTCCGCAGGTTGTCTGCGGTGACGTGGAACGTGTGCGCACGCGTTGGAAACACCAAGTCCGTGACCGGCGAGCGCAACTTCCATTCTCGTAACTCGGTAATAAGCTGCGGAGTCAGGAACACCGTGCGATAGCTGGCATCGGTCTTCGGCACCTCGGTGATTTCGTAGACCCCCCTCGCTACCTCACGCACCGCCTTGGTTACGATGACGCGCTGCTTCTCAAAGTCGATGTCGGACCACGCCAGCGCCACCAGCTCGCCAAACCGCAGCCCGGTCTGCGCGGCAAACGACAGCGCGAGAGCATCGCACCAGTCGTCGGCGTTGATCGCCTCGCGTATCACGCGGCGAATCTCTTCAATTGAGAATCTTGTCAGCTTCTTCTTAGCTGCGCCCTTCTTGTAACGCACCTCTTCCAGCTTAACCTGCCGCGCCGGATTGACGTGGCTGCACCAGCCCTGCTTGTGGGCGAGGTCGAAAAGCTGCTTCAGTGCGTCCAGCTTCTCTTTGACCGTCTTGGCAGAGCGGTTGATCTGGGGAATCAGGCGGTCCTCGATGTCAGCCGTTGAAACGTCCACGCATTTGACGTTGCCGAACCTTCCGCCATTGCTTTGCAGCTCTGCCCAGTCGGACACGTTCCTTTTGATGTTGCCACCAGACTTATAGGTAATCTTGCCCTGATCGACTCGAAGGTCTGTTTTGGCATGTAACAACGCAATCGCGGCATCAATTGTCCCAGCGGCTGCAGTGGTGACGACTCCGCCGGTAGACTGGGCAGCGTTGATGGTGGCCGCGTAGTCCTCGGCCTCTTCACGCGTGCGGAATTTGCGCTGCTCGCCAGCGCCACCGTGCAGCTTGCGGACGTTAGCGGCGCGGGTGTCTACAACCCAGCGGTCAATCGACTTGCGGTATTTAGGGGTGATCTGCATTTCTACACCTCCCACTTTTTGATGAACCGTCGTAGCTGCGCCGCATCTCTGCGCCAGTCAGCTTCGTCCTGATTGTATTCGTCCATCGCTATGTCAAGGCGATGACGGGCCTCGTTGATCAAATACGCGTCGTCGTATTTATCGTTGACCTCTTCCATCGAGCCGGTTTCGAGATATTTATCTGATACGTCGATGTCTTGAAATTGATAGACCAATTCATCCACCCGAAAAGCATCCCTGACAATTGGTCTAATTTTCTGTTTGATCATGTTCCTCTCCAGTAGTTTTTGTATCGTTACAAGAACTAATATAATTACTGAGAGTTATCATGTCAAGCACGACCGTCAGGTTCTGCCTGCCGTTTCAAAAAATCGCGTGCAACTTTTCTGCAACCGGACACAAAAAAAGACGCCCCAAAGGGCGTCTAAGTCATTGATATCATTGGTTGCGGGGGCAGGATTTGAACCTGCGACCTTCAGGTTATGAGCCTGTAAATCACTTGCTGAAGCATGATTAAATATATCGGCGCAGTCGCTGAAACCCACGGATTCTCTCAGTCATTAATACATTCTGTGCTGATCCTTACAGTGCCATGATTGGCGGTTGAGTGCAATCCCGTGCAACTTTTCTGCAACCGTTTTTGCAACGATTGGTTGCACGATCATCGGCTACGCTTCCAAGTCAAAAACTCGGCGCCTTCCTTGAGATCACCGAACGGCTTCACGCGCACGTTGGGCGGCGCAGTGGGTTCGATCACAAACATGATCGAGCTGCCATAGTTCTCTTCAGTAAACCCATGCCGATGGCCGAACTCATCGTGCCACTTGTAGCCACGCGCACGGGCCATGTTGACGACCTTGCCAGAAGAGTCTTCTTCTTGTGCCAGCGCCCAGGTGTGATGGTGACCGGCTACAAAAATGTCTGCGTCCTCACCCCATAACGAGGCACGCTTCTGGCCGTGCAGCGGGTTATAGATTGAGCTGCCTTTGTGATTGTGGCTGGCATCAACCCGCACGGTCGCTGACGGGAACACCAGCTTGAACTGTGCTTGCCAGTCCAGCATCGGCACTTGGCGCACATTGATTGCTTTCAGATACGTCGAAAACTCTGAGTGCATGGTGTCGTGGTTTCCATGCAGCCACACCAACCAGGGGATCTTGGCTTCTTCAAGAAACCAGCGCGCCAGCTTACGCTCGGTTGAGCGGCTGATGTCTTCTTCGGCGTAAAGCTGGATCAGGCGACCGCCCCAGTTGTTGACCGTGTCTCCTATGTTGACGCAGCCAATGCCCGGCGTCGTCGCCATGATCTCCACGTCACGGCGCAGCAGCGGGATGTTGCAATGCGTGCCAAGGTGGGGATCGCCCACTACGACCAGCCCAAAGGGATCGTCGGAGCTGATTTCAATATCAAACCACTTTTTTGCCTGCTTAAACTCCTGCTTCTTTTCCCATCTCTTCGAGAGGTGATCGAGGATCTCGTCTGGGCTGATGTCCTCGTCAGGAAACTCTGGCAGCGTTACCTCATCTTTGGTTTCTGTTTCCAGCTCATTCGGAAACCGCGTGCGCGCCGTCTCCAAACGTCCTTCAAAGGTAGACCGCAGCAGTCCAGACGCACGCGCTGCGGCAGACACGGTCTTGTGTTCTTTAAGATACCTCAGAACCTCCAGACAATCTTCGTCTGAGAGCGGCTTGCCGCGTTTAATTTCTATGGGCATGAGAAGCGCATTTGTTCTGCAAGTCTGTTTGCTCGCCGTGGCACTTGCTCGGCAAAGCGACTGTCCAGCAGCTCATCCGCTGCTGTGTCGTAATCTTGCTCTGCGAGCGCAGCCAACATGCGTTTGAATTTTGTTAGACGTGGATAGCCAAGTTGAAAGCACAATTGTATCAACACCGACTGTTGCGCAGGTTGCAAATCACCAAACCATTCCCACTGCTCGCACTCTTGTATTGTGCGGTCGATGTCATTGCGCAGCAGCAACTCGGCCTCATCGGGTGAGATCCCAATCCCGCCAAGCTCGTCAACATTACGTCCATATCCTATCGTTAAGCGTTGCTCGCTGCATAGGTAGGCATGGGCGCTAAACCCTTCCTCGCGTTTCAGAACTTCAGCGATCTCGTCGATTGGGTAAACTTGCATTTCTTTTCCCCAAATTTGTTGCAACTTTCTCAGCTGACCGGCCCACGGTGTAGCCCCCAACTCCGACGGTCAATAACGTCCACAGTTCGCCAGGAAGATCTATGGACAGTGGGATCTGGTCGCCGGTTGCCAGCGTGACCATCAATTCAATGAGCGGGGCCAGCAAAAAATTCCAAGCAACGATGGCGGTGATCACCATCATGAGAAGCGGTCTCCACGACGACGCCAGCCAGCTATCGCTTTTTGCTTCTGCGAGAATGATGTCAGCAGCTGCCTTCTCGACGGACGCGCTGTTGATCATCAGCTGCATTTGCAGCTCCCGCTCAATCTCTTGTGCTTTGTCTTTGTCGCCGGGCAGAACGCGCTTGACCACGTCGCCCAAAATCGGGCTAAGGATCGGCAGCAAGGCGCCTATCATTTGTGCTCACCGTTATGCATTTTCTTGATGACCTCTAAGTCTCTTATGGCCGTTGCCAGTTCAGATTTTATCGTCGCTACTTCTCGCGCGCGCATCTCTCTCTCACTCGGTGCCAGCATGGAGCTGGTAACGTCTGCGCGTTGAATGAGGTTTTGAATTGCAACTTCCTGATTGTCGGCAATCTTGTCCATCTCGCGTAGGCGCTTCTCAATATCTTTTAATATTTCTGATAGGTTTTTGACTTGAAACCGCACGACTGCAAATGCGCCAGCCAAACTGGCGAGCGTAGAGCCAATACTTATTGCTAGACGCGGATCTTCAAACATTAGGCGCCGATGATCGTTGCCACCGCTGCAGCGACCAGCGAGCCGACCACAAGCCAAGCGAGTTTTTCCCATCGTGCTGAGTGCGCACGCACGCTTTCATGAAGCTGCTTCAGCTCGGCGTGTGCTTCGGCCCAGCGCAGGCCGCACTCTTTTTCGTGGCGAGCAATTTCTTCTAGCGCGGCAGTAGCTATCATGGTGGGCGTTTTTCTGGGTGGCTTCTGACTCATTAGGTGGCTAGTCCCTTTTTTTCTTTCACACCGATAAGCGCGGGGCTGCTACAGATCAGGCCGGTGTCGCTCTCAATAAAAACGGTCCAACTCTCTTTGGACGAAAACATAAACATTTTGATCCCAAGATAGTTTCGGCCTGACCAGTCTAGCTTTTCGCCATGCTCCTCTGCTTTGGCAGTTGCTTTTGCAAGACTGTCGAAGCAAACCATTGGCGTTTGTGCAAACAGATCGCGCATAAAAAAAGCCGCGATAAACGCGGCTAGAACAGCAAGGCAGAGCAGCCTACTCATCTGGCGTTTGCTGTTTTGAACGGGGTCTCGGCAAATGCCGAAAAAACGTAACTGTGGGATGATGAATTGATGTTTGTTTGTGTGCCACGAATCTTAAAGCCGTTACTGAGCAAGTCGATTTTGATCGTGGAAAAAGTTGCCTCAGCAGCATTTGTGTCTGCGTCTAGCACAGCATCTGCAACATTGATTGGATCGCGTTGGTTGTCAAAAATATCCCAATTTCCGGTGCCGCCGGAGGCGCGTTTAATTAAAAGGAATGCGGGCTTAAATCCGGTGAAGACAAAGGGGCCGTCAGTAGAGCCATTTCCAGTGTAGCCGCCAAATTTGGAGTAGCCTTCTACTTCTGCGAAACAATAAGCGATGTGCGTATCTGTTTTATTAACGCCATCACTTGTGCCTATAGTGAAAACAGATGAAGTTGGTGCAGTATTTTGAAAAAGTGTTGAACTCGTTGCTTCAGCGTTAGTAAGATTTAGAAAAAGATTTTTTGTAAAACCAAGTGAATGATGGCCGACTACCCAACTCTCGGTAGCATCAATATCTTTTATAATAATCCATTTTGGTGCAACGCCTAGGCCATGTCCTACGGTCGCGTTCGATTTTGTCCCTTCATACTGAACAATGCTAAACCCCGCCGTTGTGTTGGCTGATACCGTAGATGTAATACTGCCGTCAGAGTTGCTGCTGCCAGAGCCATTGGCTATCCACTGCCAAGCAACATGTGCATCGGTGTTAGCGTTTACCTCGCCCCTGTTACCAACAGCAAATCCATCCGACTCAAAGGCGGTCAACCCTGTAGAAACAGTCGCCTGTGCGCTAGCAGCCGAGGAAAAAATAGCTTTTGTCGCACCGCGCACCGCATCGTAAAGGTCGTGTTGATTACCAGCGGTTGTCCGGTTTTTGATCCAGACCCAGTCAGGTTGGAATGTTGACAAATTACCAGATTGACTAATTGATTGTGTTGATCCGTTGCCCGTGTACAGGGTCGTCTGAAAATAAGCCGACGGATCGTCAATCGTTGTAGATAGGTTTCCAGCGGTCAATTCATTGAAATTAGCTGTGGGCGTTCCACTAAGCGGCGAGAAAGTAGCAGTGATTGCAGTGCCGCTTGCATAAGGCGCACAACCGAAATGCAGGCTGTCATGACCGGTCAGGCCCACCGTATTGCTGACACCTGTTGACGCTGGGAAAATTTCTGTGCCGTCGTCAAAGATTGTAATGGTGTCGGCGCTGCTGTCATACTCAATTCGCATCAGTGAGTTGCCCGGCGCTGTCAACGTAGTCAAAACGCTCGCTGTCGGATTTCCTTTAAAGACCTCACCATTTCCCAGATTGATTCCAAACATATTGGAATTGCCGGTTGTGTTTGTGTGGTTTCCGTTTTGCATTATTCCGACGAGACCAAATGTGCCTGACGACTTCTGAAACTCGCAGGCGTACTTTCCGCCATCGTCAATTGCAATCGTGCTAAACGCTCGTTGGTAACTATTGCCGGAGGCCGTGGCTACGAGGTTGCCATCCGATAAAGTCGCGCCAGAGAACAACGGATTGAGAGTGGCTTGGTTATTCGTCGGACTATCCGTAACCTGATCCGCCGCAGCCAAGCCACTGCTGGTGAAATCGTTCGATCCGGCCTGGTCAGCACCTAAGTCAGAGCTGTCAGCACCAGTAATTCTGAAGCCGTTTGTTCCATAAGAGCCTGCGTACTTCACCGGCACCCACTGCCCGGTGTCAGCGTTGGTTTCACCGAAGCTGTCTGGCCCTAAACTGCTGCCGTCAATGTGATTAATCTCCGCAAGATATCCATCGAAAAATTGCGATGAACCGACTAGTTTTCCAATGTTGTGTTCGACTGTGTTATTGATTGCAGTTTCATAGTTAAGAGGTGGGTTTGTATCTGTACCAAAGTCTGTAACCTCTTCGCCGTTGATGTACAGTCGAAACCTGTCCCCGGCGGTCGAATTAGTTGTGTCAACACGCAGTACCAAATGAAAAAACGCTGCGGGATCGCGAAAGACCCGACTTGTAACAATGCGATAGTTGGCACTTCCATCTTGATTAAATCCCAGCGTGTCACCGCTTAGAAACATCAACCATTCGTCTCCACCTGCCGTAAAAATCGGGCAGTTTGCGCTTGTAAGGTTTGCCCGTTTAACCCAACAGCTAAAAGTGAAGGTGCGTCGATTACCTGCGCTGCCGGGTGTACGAGAAAGATGCGCGGAATCGTCGTCGTTAAATCGTATTGCTTGGTCAATCGTAAACGATAGCTCACCGCCAAAGTGAGCAACGGGAAAAGTGAACATCTTTGTCCTCTACGAGAAGTTCAGTTGCGCGACGCCAAACATGTTGCTGCCGTCCGACACAAACGTGAGGATGTCCACCGCGTTCGCGCCGGTCGATAGCGTCGGCTCTGTGCCGCCTGGAAACTTATAAGCAGATGCGCTGGTGTTCAGCGTTCTGCTGCCAGTGCCGTCTTGTTTCACGATTAAAATGTAGGTCGCCCCTGCTACCTGGTTGCTAGGCGCATCAAGGGTGCGATTGCCTGCCAGCGTCACGCTTGCCACTTGGTTTTGCGACAGATCCCAAGAGATGTTTGCGCCATCTGACAGAGTTGTCATATCGAAGTTCTGAGTCTTAGTGTACTCACGCGCTGTGCCGCTCAATACGGTTGACCCAAACAGTTCAGTCGTTGTGATTTTTTTGTGCGTCGTTGCGTCGGCGTCGTAGATCGCAAACTCGTCTGCTGCAACGGGCGAAGCGGATAGGCCAGACTGGCCGTTGATGCTGACAGTGATCGTACCGCTGCCGGTGATCGTGCCGCCGCTAGCAAGGCCAGCAGTGGCGACCGACGTGACCGTGCCGCCAGAACCTGGAACGATGTTTGCAAATGTAATAGCAGTCGTGTCCAACGTCCCACCAGCGTTCGAGGTGCAATGGAACAGCTTGTCTGCATTCGTGCTGCCCTCTTCGACATGGATAAGCGCGCCAACATGCTCGTCGTATGTGTCAAACAGGCTGTCGCGTGCGGGAGTGCTGCCAACAACGTAAATCCCGTTTTGTTCTGCACTTGACTGCGATTTGACTAGCACCTTGTCCCCGTCTGCAAGTGTTATACCGTCTAAGGTATCTGAGGCATTCAGTGCGGTGGCGATTGTGATGTTCGCTGTCGTTGCAACGCGCACATTGGATCGCTTTGCCAACCCAGCAAGCAGCCCATCGACGTAGCCCTTCGTGGCGATTTGTAATGCGCTGCTTGGCCCAGATGCCATTGTCGAGCTTGCAGACATCGAGCTGAACGTGCCGCCGGTGACCGTCTTACCGGTAAAGGTGACGGCAGACGGAATGCTGACAGTCGGATTGCCGCTGACGCCGTCGCCGTTGCTCAGTGTGATCTCGTTGCTGGTGCCGGTGATAGTTCTTGGTTCTGCGCTACCGCTGCCAGCATGGGCGATTATGCCGTTTGACTCTGTTGCCAAGAGGTTGGTGAAGACCTGGGCCGGTGTCTGAAATTCATAGCTAGTCTCGCCGCTGTTTACGCGGATCATTTTGAGCGACGCGCCAGACAGTGACGTCGGCAGAATGATGCTGTCCACCACAGCCAGCGTGTTACCGTCAGAGCTGAAACCCAGCGCCTTTGACGCACGCGCCGCGGCATTTTCGGTAAACTCAGGCGTGGTGATGCTGTTTGTGCGGCTGACCTTAAACGAGCGGTCCAGTTCCTCCTGCAGTCCCTGCGTAATAAATGTCAGCCGATCAAGGCCGTCTTCGTGGCTGTTGGCTGGGAACGGATCGTTCTCGACGTAGTCGGTGCCTTGTGTGAGCGCCAGCTTGCGGCGCAACACAACCGTCTCGCCAGATGCCGGTATGTTGCCACTCGTAAACGTGACAGTGCCGCCAGCGTCCGCGCCTGCCCCGCTGACGTTGTAGTGAGTGGTGAGCGTCTTGGTTGTCTCCACGCCGGTTGACGAGCGGATGATCACCTCCATCTCGCTGTCGGCAAATATCTTGAAGGTATAGTTGAACGCTGCGGTAGATCCATCGCCGCTTGCGCTGACTTTTGTGGTGGTCGAGGATACCGTCATCGCCTAATCTTTCCTTGCTGGTTGTATATGTCTTTCATCTTTATGAAGTCTCGATAAGCCACTGCCGTGTCGCGGTACTGCGGCATGTTTAAAACAACCTGCAGCCCAGCGTCGTAAAATCGATCCTCGACGTCACGCATGGCGTTGCGCTTTTCTTTCTCTGTCATGCCGCTGAACGCGACCGAGCTGATCAAGTTGTTGAGCGACTGCTTAAATGTTTCCGCTTTCTTGGTTGCCGGGTTCACCACGCTGATCGTTCTCTTGGCGACCCGCGTCCATTCGGACTGAAACGCATCACTAAAAGCAAACCCGTCCGCCTTTTCTTTGGCAGTGCGCAGAGGACCATTAAGGATGATCTGCAGTCTCTGCAGCGCGTTAGGCGCCTCGCCCCGCCGAACGTTGAAGGGGATGATTAGGTTGTATGCGGCAAGCACCGGATTGACGTCAAACCGCACACCCATCTCGCGCGGCTCACCAAACACGTCGTACTGAATTGCAGATGTCTCGTCGCTGGCACCGCCCATGATGACGCGGTCGTTTAGCATGGAGTCCCACTTCGCCATCGCATCGGTAAAGCTGCCGCCTGGACCCCCTTTCACCATGCCCACCAGCTCGTATTGGGGGTTGCCGTCAGGGCCAGGTTCCATGCCCTGCACTTCAGCAAGCGTGTAGTAATTTATCGCGCCGCTGGCTCTACGCTGCGTCGGATCAACTGCACGCTCACCAGCACGAACCGCTGCCGAGTAGGGGATAAATGATTTTAGCGGCCCTTCTGCAATAAAACTTATATCTTCTTTTTCAATAGACTTCACAATCTCGCCGACAGTCTGAATCATCGGCATCTCGGTAAGATATGTTGCCGCTGAAGCAATGGCGTTGTATGCCAAAGCGTTGCGCGCTTCGGGGTTGTTTGTGCGGCGCATACGCTCAACCGTCGTTGCGGCGATACCCAGCACCGCACCAACCGGCTCGAGTCCGGCGTAGCTCACATACGTCAAGGGACCGTTTGGCACGCCCGTGCGCGGGTCATACATCGGCAAATCATCCCCGTCCGCGTCCTTCGGCCAGTCGTCACCCTTGAATACCAGCGAATAAGGTCGCCAGCCCGGTGGCAGCATATTTCGTTGGCGTTCATCCCTTGGCATTGCACCCGTCGCGCGGCCAGACGAAGCGTATTCTGCAAAAGCGTACATTACGCCGTAGCCCATGCCTGCACGCGCAATCGCTTTTTGCCTAGCAACGGGGTCGCGGAAGTAACCACCCGACACGCCCATACGTTCCATAGCACGCAAGATTGCGTTTGTTGGCGCTTTTACAAACGGCAACAAGATGCGGCCAAAAAATGGGAGTCTGTTTCTTAAAAAACCTGCCGCCTCGTCCAGTACCCCAGTGTCCGTTGTCAAGGTATTGTAGCGTGCTGCCTCATCCGATTGTTTGGCATAGGATCGCGGGTCAAGGATGACCATTGCTGCGTTATCGACGGCTTCTTGATCAGATTTGCCCAACGCCTTTGCCATCATGGCTTGGTGGTACGCTTCGCTGTATAGCTCACCACGCTGCGAAAACACGCGCCAAAGATCGTCCGCCGCCATCAAAGCGCGTCCCGGTATGCGTATAATCTTGCCAACAGCGTCAGCGAAACGGCCTGGCATACCACTCAAGTTAAGCGCCTCGGCACTGATAGCCTTCAGCTCGCCGCCCTCGATTTTCGTTAGAGCGTCAGCGCCTTGCTCATACTTAAAGGTCTGACCCGCAACGATCAGCGAGTCCTTTAGTGATCGGCTGAATCCGTATATGCGCGCAATCGCCTGACCGGCATAGACGCCGTCCGCAGTGCTGCCAAAGCCAGCGCGACCGTAGCCCTTTGGACCAGCACCCACTGCCTTGCCAATGCCACGCTCAACGCCACCGACTAAACCAGCCAGCACTTCCTCGGCCGTCTGGTACGCCATGAACACAGGCGTGGCGAAGAAGTTCTTGATATGGGTGTAGGTCCAGCTCAACAAGCCGTTGACATACACTTCTTGAAACACGCCGTTAGCCTTGCTAAAAAAACCACGCAAAGCGTAACCGTGGACCGCAGATGAACCACCCTCGGCCTCTGCGCGCAACAGACCAGCGGCCAGCTTCTTTGCTTCCCTTGCTCCCCCAGTTGATCGCAGCATTTCTGCTGCTGCCACTGCTTGAGCTTCTGCGGTGCGCGCGCTCGCCGGGATGTTGAAGGCAGATAATGCGCGCGCGATTTCTGTCTGCATACCCTTGACCTGCATCTGAACCGCAGCGTGGACAGCCATTTGTTTTCGAAAATTTAACAAGGTTGTGGAATCGTCAGCGCCGTCGCGTATTGCTCGCGCTAAATCAGTCAGGCGTTCGCCTGATCGTACAAGCAGGATACGCGCTGCTGTGGCCTGCTCGGCGTTGAGCAGCTCGCCGGTCTTGCGTTTCAGAAGCTGGCGCGTAAAGCCCAGCTCATCCGCAAGAAGCCCCTCGGCCTCCTGCAGCGTTTCGCTTCGGCTGATAACGCCGCGCTTGGCTGCTTCTGTCGGATCAGCGTAGATTTCGCTGACCTCGTTAAACATATTCTTGACGTCGTCGCCGGTTTCTAAGCGATTGAAATTGAGGTCCAGACCCTTCGCACCGCTTCGCACAAAGTTTCTGACCCGCTCCGGTTCAGTTGCACCGATAGTGCCAACGGCGTCTGCTTCGTTTACCGCGCCCGTTTCTGTGCGCTCTGATCGCATGGACGCGCGTGCATCACCAATAACCTCGGCGACCGGGTCCGGGTCAAGCGCGTCAAGCGCCTCTGCAGTTGGCGGCGGATTGAGCGCGTCAGTAGTAACGCCGCCAGCTTCATCAAATCGCTGCTGTCCTTGTGGCGACAATAGTTGCGGAGCAAGCTCTTGTTGTCTTTCTTTGTACGCATCAGGCTCGCCTAGTTCGCGTTTTGGCAGCGCGGAGCCTTCTTCAACTGATGTCGGAACGCCCTCTTCTGCACGTCGCGGCGCCACGCCAAGCATCTTAAATAGCTCAATGATGACGTCACCCTTGCCAGCAACCTGCACGCCTTGGTCATCAGGCAATAGGGGGCCGCCACGGCGTGAGGCTTCAGCCGCTTGTTCAGATATAGCCATAAATTACCTTTGTTCTTTAAGTGTCGCCGTCTGCACGCGCGCCAGCCTGCATAACGCGGTTGCGTAAATCATCGGTCTTGACGTTTTTTGCGTACTTCACACCAAGCCGTGCGCCCTCAATAATTTTTTCTAAAGCGCCGCCAATAATCATGCCGTCAAGCGACTCACGCGCTTTGCTAATGATTAACGGATCGTTTTCTTGCTTTTCAACGACAAGCATAATCGCGTTTGCAAACGCGCCGCGTTCTTCGGGCGTGGCGCCCGACAACATTTTTGTGACAGCCGAGATCGCTCCGTCATTATCGGGCTGTGCGTTGATAAAATCCGCGATTCCGCCCCAAGCTAAACCACGCGCAAAGGGAGACATCACGGTAAATGCGCGCAAATACATCGCCGGTGTGACTGCCTGCAGACCAATCTCGCTCGCTATTTGAAATATGCTTTGCAGAATCTTGCTATTGGGCGGTTCGTTTACATACTCTACAAACGCTTCGTTTGCCCCTTTCGGAATTAGATCGTTGCCAAACTCCAACACAGCCGTGACCCCGTCGCGTATCATTTCGCTGCCAAGCACGGGCTTGTCAGATGCCAAGTCCACCCCGATAAGTTCGCCAACTTCACGCAGTCCCTTGTTCACTAGATCCACTGGCGTGCCAAGCAGCGGCAGCGTGTCACTCAGCGCCTTACCTGCGTCTCGGGCGCCGAGCGTTAATCCACGGCCAATGTCACGACCGACGCCGCCCTCCTGCTCTTTCGGCTTGTCATTGATCTTGATAGGGACGTCCATGACAATGCCGTATGCGTTGCCTTCGTTGTCGATCTTGACGTTGGCAAAGTCATCTATGCCAAGCTGCGAAAAGTCAGTCGCGCGGATAGACGCGGCCTTTTCGTACTCGTCAATGGTGTCGTCGATCGTAGTCATCAATCAAATATCCGCAGGTCTAATGCT